CTCCAAGTGCAACTATTTCCAACTTTCAACTGTAGTCCTTGTAAGGTAATATCTTCACTGGTAATCACTGGTCTATTTAATGTCACCGAAGTTGTGGTGTTAATTCCTCGAGTGCTTGTCGATACCACTGTATAAGGATAACGACTGTTGGCAGGTTGAATTAAATCACCAGGTTGGAACATAACGGCTGAGGCAGATACACCTGGTAGATTAGTTAGTGTAAAACTACTGGTGCCCACTGCATGAATGGTTATGCTGTTTAATTGTGCCGCCGACAAACTACCTTGATAGGCTGTAATATAATTCATACCAGCATTATTGTTCAAGCTGATTTCATATTCTGTGGCACGGTCATTAAAATCAATGACTTCAATAAATCCACGACTGGCAGTCCAAGGTAGCATACCAGGTGGAGTTATTTTAAACTTCCAAGGTTGTGCTGTGCTTCGTTCGCTGGTTTTAATTCTTTGACTGCGGCTGACTGTTTGTGCAATCATTTTACGGCGATCTATTTCAATCTGCTGTGCCTTGTCTATAATATTTTGAATACTCATTATCTACTCCTTGTTGGCTGACTGCGTCTGCCTTGTTCTGTTACAGCATAGATGAAACTTGGATCTCTGGCAACCAGACTGCGGAAGCTGGCTGCGTCCACTGCTTGTATGTTATAGTTTACCACTGTCTGACCTTGACCGTTAACTGCACCTTGTCCGGCAGCTGATCCATTAAGAACATTGTTAGGAACTATCTTACCTGCTGAACTTGGAACAAACAATTCAGGTCCACGCTCACCAACTATGATAGGTGTGCCGCCCATAACTGATCCACCTGCGGCAAATCCAAACAGGCCTGCCATGCCCAATACGGCTTTCTTAAACGCTATTCTAGCCAAGTCAGCTAAAATACTGTTGGCCAGTGATTTGAAACTTAGTTTGCCAGTCTGAACAAAATTAACAAAGGCGTCTTCCAATCCACTTGTGAAGTTTTCGAAGTTTGATTTAATTTGTCCTGCTGTGTCTAATGCCGCAGCCTTGTAACTGTCCCAAGCTTCAGTTAAACCACGGATCATATCATTGCTTGATCCCAGTGCTTCTACCTGCGCCATGGCGATATCTCTATATGCTGTGGCTATGGCATTTAATCCGTTGGCTAATTCAGCGGCACGTTCTGGTGTTAGTCCATCACCACTGTCTTCAAACGCTGCCGCATAAGCTCTGCCTGCCTCCAGTGCTGCCTTACGAGCATTTTCTCTTATGTTATCAATTTGTTGTTGGAAAGGACTCTTGCCCTTTTGTCCTTGCTGGAATGTTATATCAACACGTTGATCATTGATGCCACGTAGGATATCACCAAGTTGTTGTTGTCTAGAGATTTGATCTTCAATGGCTTTTGTTGTATTTTCAATATCTTGTTTGCGAGCATTTTCTACTAGACGTAGACCTTGCAGTCCTTCAACACTCCTAGCGATACGTTCAGCATCCTTACCTGATGCTTCAACAATTTTAGCGATCTGTTGATCATAGACAGCGGCCAGTGCTTGTTCATCTTTGGTTAATAATTTCTTTGCTTCACGTAGTTTATTGCTTTCATCTGCGGCACGTTTAAACACTTCTTCACGAGCACGCTCAATTTCAATAAAATCTTCAGTCTTACCGATAAAAGATTTTTCTAAATTAATATTGTCAATGACCTGATTGTTCTGCTCTTTGAATGCCGTGCTGGCCTTTTGTATTTCTAATCGACGCTTTTGTAGTGCGTCTTGAACTTCTCTAAGAGCATCTCTTTCTTTTTTAGTTTGTTCTTCAAGTGCATTATCAACTCTACGAACATCTGCTTGTTCACCAGGTTTAACATTACCAAACTTGATTAATCCGAAACTTAATGTTTCAATTAATCCTTTAGCATTTTGCCAAACTTCGAATACCTTATCACTCATGTAACCTGCGGCTGCGGCACCTGCTACAAACAAAGGTTTCATCAATGGAGTCAATGCGGTCAATGCTGGCTGTAACAATTCTACAATGTATCCACCGACTGCTCGCAACGCTAATAACAATCTTGCAAGAACGCCGCCAGCACCTTCAGTAGATCTCCATAGAGCACCCATACCTCGAGATAATTCTCCTAAGAATGTTCCAATATTTCTTGCAGCACCAAATAATGCAACAAAGGCATCCCATAACAATACTACTGCTACTCTTAATGCAGTGATAATTCTTCCAGCATAGGTCCATGTTGCAATGGCAACACCCACTGAAATTAACGCTGTAATAAATCGTTTAATGGTATCAATACTAACATTTAAATCTGCAATAAACGTGCTAATAGGTTTAAGAACATCTAAGAGCGCAGTCTGGAATTTCTTTAAGGTAGCATCAATATTTTGTTGTGCAGCCGCACCTGCCTGAATAGCAGCATTATACTTTTGACTCTCGGCTGCTGCTGTGGCATAGGCAGCACCTAAGTTTCCAAAGGTAACATTACGGAATTCTTTGCCTAATAGTTTGGCCACCAATGTGCTACGTTCAGCACTGTTGGTAATTTTATCTAAACCATCAATAGTTTTCTTAAGTAATTCTTGTTCACTTAATTTTGCTAGATCACCTAGACTAACACCCACTGCTCTGAATGAATTTTGCGCTTCTAAACTTCCGGCTGCGGCATCACCTATGCTTTGAACAAGTTTTAAAATACCTTTCTGTGCGGTATCAGCATCGCCACCGCTGGCCATAACAGCATTACTAAATCCAAGAATATTATTAGTGGCTATACCTGTGGCATCACTTAGATCTTGAATAGCATCTGCAAATTGGAATGCTTGACTTATAACTGCACCAAGGCTAATTGTGGCCAAGGTGCTTTTAAGTCTAATGAATGTATCATTAAGCCCACCTACTGACTTTTGTAAGTTGCTTAGATTTCGTTCAGCTTGACTTGTGTTTACCTGGACATCATAACTTAGATCTGCCATGGCTTATTTCCTTTTCATTATCTTGTCTGTGGTCTTTTGAACAAAGGCCTCAGTGGGTCTTGTCATACCATCAGGTGCCTGCGGGCTACGACCATTATCTAACGGTTGTGCGTATGCATAACCTGCCACGATAGTATCTTTTTTCAATACAGTATTTCTACGAGCATTGCCAGTACGGATAGGAGTATGAGCCTTAAAGAAGGTGTAGGCCTGAGCAGGCACCTTGTCTAGCTGTGCTATTTTCTTTTTAATGTTAGTGCTAATCTTGTCAACACCTACCTTTAATGAGATCATACTCTTTCCTTTATCTTTAACAGTTCCTCTGTTGAAACATCTGGAATGTAACCTTTTTCGCTAGATTCCTGTTGATATCTCTCCAAGGTCAATGCAGTATCCATAATAACTAGATCGAATGTGTTTGCCCTTACTATGACTTCACTGGGCAACATTCCATAGCGTTTACCCAGATTGTCAATGGTTATGATTAAACTTGATTCAATACCTTTAGGATCTATGGACTCCTGCGTTACTTTCCCAGCGTTTCCACTACCTTACCAATGACTTTGGTCATTACATTAGTAGGCAGCATCAACCCATCCTTGACAACAGAATTACCTTCTTCATCAAGAACCATTTCATTTACTGCGGTGATCAATTCACCCATGTCCTCGCCCTTCATTTGTGCAAGGCGGACAAACTTGTCCATCGGTTGCCTATCCCAAATCCAGAACTCAATAGGTTCTCCAAACTCTTTAACGACGTCTTCATCGTTGAGTTCAACTTTTACTAATTGGGGTTTTGCGGCTAATTGTGTGAGTTTCATCTTTATTCCTTTTTATCTTTAATAATGTGTAAGACTGCAAGTGCAAACCTCAGTCTACTGTTAATCTTATCAAGGTCGCCCTGTGCGCTCTTAATCTCGGCCAGTGATTTTGCTATCTCTGCCTCTAAACTTTTAATCAGATCCTCGTCCGAGTGGTCTCGTAGATCCATGTTAATCTCCTATCTTTATTACTTATCGCATATAGAAAAATAGGGCTCCTAAAAGCCCTATTTCGTAGTCCAATAGTTAAACTATTAAGATACTGTGGCAGCAGTGAAGTCGCCGTCAACACTGATCTGAATAGGTGATACCCAGACTGGTGCCGTTGGATTAACTGTCGGTGCCAGGTTAGTGATATAACCACTACCGCTGACATATTTGCTGCCTACTCCACGTCCGTTAAAATATACACGGAAGTAGACTAGAGTTGCATCATTGCTCAAGTCGAATAGACCTGGGACTCCGCTGGTGCCAGCGAAGAATGTTGTGCTATCTAATACTAGATTAGCACTGATGCTGTTGGTTGCAGGTGTTGAAACTGTTAAGTTTGCAAACACGTCTAACTGTGTCCAGTTAAACTGCCCTGCAGAGTTGTTTAAAGTGATATCCTGAAGTGCAGGGATAATGTATCCAGAACTGGTTGTAGAAATTGTTCCAGTGTGGATTTGAATTATCGCGTTACTTGTAGGAGCACTGACGTTGATATAAGCCATTTTGCTTGTTCCTTTAAGTTATGTTGTTGCTTGGTTGACGCGGAATTCGAATGTATAAACTAATACATCTTCATCCTTGTCTACGGTGTAGTCACTTTCGCTGCCGAAGTTGACCACGTTGATTGTTGACTTCGTCCCTAGAATCTTTGTAATTGCAGAGTCTAACTGACTTGGTGGGTTCTTTGCGTCTACTGCTAGATAAACTTCTGAGATAAGATCATTCTGAAATACTTCATTGCCGTTAAGCGTAGGAATCAATGTTGTTTGTT